GGTTGAGCCTCAGCCTCACCTTCTACTTGAACTTGTGGCTGTCCTTGTGCTTGACCTTGTCCTTGAGCTCCACCCATAAGTGCGTTACCTGGAAGTTTTTCAATATCAAGATTGTTCATGTTTATGTATTTAATGATTTCTTCAGCGATGTCAACATCACCAAAAAATTGACGAAGGTTTTTACCTGTTGTATCTTTAACTTTTTTCACATAAGCATTGATTAATGATTGTGGAATATCGATCATAGTCTTAACTTTATAGATATCGTTAATTTGGAGAACAGATTCTTTAATAATTTCTTCTCTATTTTTTCTAATACGATAACTTTCAAATGTTCTAATGTGTTTCATTTTCAAATTCTGATTTTTTATAATGTATATATTATATTAAAAAAATGTCTTTTTTTCAATAATTAATTAATCAGTATTGCTATTAATATTCCTAAGATTGTTCCTCCTATACCAACACCGTAAGCTATGTTCCTTTTTTTCTTTAATGTGGATACTTCATCATTTAAAAGAGTTATCTGTTTATCTCTAACGGATATTTGGTCGTTGCAAAGTTTAGAATCATCTTCGCAGTTTTTTAATCTTTGTGTGAGATTGACTATCTGATTATCTTTATCAATTACTTGGCCTTTGTATAAGATTAAGTCTGTTTCTAGTTGAGAGACTTGTTTTTCAAGTTTGTTTATCACCTTTACATAAGAAAGACTTAAACTATCACATTCGGCTCCTGCTTTCTCTAATAGATTCACTAATTCAAATGTGTTATCAATTTTTTGAGCTTGTTCATAAGTCATTATGACAAATTTGTTTCCTAATGAGTCTTTTTCAATTCTTGGGTATTTTTGACTAAATGTCAAAAATGAAAAGAACATAAATAATGTTGTTATAATTATTGTTTTCATGAAATTATTTTAATTTTTCTAATAATGACTCAATTAAGTCTTCATCTTCTCTTTTTATTGGTTCTTTTTTCAAATTATCAATCTTATTTTTAGTTTTTTGATAATCTGATTGCCATTTGGTTACATCTTTTTTAGCCAATTTTAGTTCTAATTTTGTTTTCGCTAACTCTTGTTCTACTATTTTAATTAAATTGTCTCTTTTTTTAATTTCAATTTCTCTCTTATCAAAGTCTTTTTCAAGTTTAATATTAACAGTTTGTAAAGAATCTCTAACTTTTTGAATTCTTTCAAATTCTTGTTCTAATTTTTTATATTCTTTTTTGTATCCAGTTCCTTTAAGAAACCACATTGAAAAGAATAAAATACAGAAAAGTAACAGTAGAGCTGTTACTATATTTTGAATGCTTAGTTTAAAATTCATTTTTGGTATTTTAATTTTAGAATTATTTATTTTTTTATCCATGGTCTATATATAATTTTTTTTATGTTATTATTGATAATTAATTTTTTTATATATATTTGTGAAAAAAAATAAAATTTAATAAATGTATCAAACATTATATTGCTTCGACTTTGATGATACCTTAGTTCACACAATGCTTCCTGATCCTGGTATGCAAATTTGGGAAGAAAAAACAGGAAAACCCTGGCCGTACATAGGTTGGTGGTCAAAGTTTGAAACTTTAGATATGAATATATTTGATACCCCTAAAAATGACTGGACTTATAAAAAATATTTAGACGCCAAATCAGATCCAACTGGTTATTTATTTTTAGCTACTGGTAGATTGGATAAAGTTCCTGGAATGAGAGATGGTGTTCAAAAGATTTTAGACCATTATGGTTTGGAGTTTGATGAGGTTTTTCTGAATTGGGGCGAAGATACTTTTAAATTTAAAACACAATTATTTGAACAAATGATAGTAAAAACTGGTTGTAGACATTTTATTATGTATGATGATAGAAAAGATCATCTTCCACATTTTGAAGAATGGGCTCAAAAACAAAGTTGTACTGTCACTGTAGTTGATGTGGTAAATAAAACTTTAAAAACTTTCTAATAAAACAATAATATAAATCATATGGCAACTATTACAAAAAAGAAAACACAAAGTAAGGCAAAAGAAATACTTTCAAAGCCTTATAGATTAGATTTACATAATGATGATTTTAACTCTTTTGATTGGGTTATAACTTGTCTAATGAAAGTTTGTAATCATGAATATGAACAAGCTAATCAATGTGCTCACATTGTACACTTCAAAGGTAAGTGTGATGTTAAGTATGGTGATTATGAAACCATTTCAACTATGAAAGAAAAGTTACAGAATTCAGGTCTTTCTGTTACTATGGAAGAAAATTCCTAACCAATTCCAAACCAATTCCTAACCAATTCCAAACCAAGTACCTCCCATATTTGATTTACCAGATTTTGGTTTAGCTTTATTTTTTGCTCTCAAAAATGAACCATAGTCAACGCCTTCAACAAAATCGATGTTACTCATACATTGATTTATGAATTGCATTATTTCTTTATCAGTGTGTTTATTAGACCACTCATCAACCATTTCTTTAAAATCAATTTTTTTAAATATAGAAGTAGTGTTTACGATAGTCATTACACAATCATCGTGTCCTACATCTGCAGCGTATTTAGTGTTACCTGATGTAGTTGTGTGTTTTACAAAAGTAGTAATTTCTCTAATAGTATCTTCATTGTTTATTCCAAATCCTTTTGAATACATCAAATCTTGATAGTCTTTAACCATTAAATTTTTATTTTCTCCAACTTTTAGTCCAACTTTTTCTTCCGTGGCGTCAATTCTGTGTTTATATCTAACGAAAATAGATGATCCGTAATCGTTTTTGCCATCAAAAACGTGTGGCATTTCTGCTAAAAGAGTATTTCCGTAATTGTTTAACTCTAATACTACTTTTACATTTTCTGGATTGAAGTATTCAAAACAAATTAAATATAAAATTTCCGATAGTTGTTTAATTGATATTATATTACTTCTAAATATTCCTATTTGTTCTAATTTGAAGAAATCGACAAGTGATTTATAGTTATTTTTCTGCATGTCTATTACTTCTTTTGTTTTATTGTTAATTCTAAATATATTTATAACTGAGTAGTCTTGTCCTAATCCTTCTGAGATATCGACGGATATTATAACTTTATAATCTTTTCTTCTTAAAGGTATAAATATATCATCATCATCTACAAATTTCAAATCTGAGTAACTGAATTTAATTTTCTTATCAAACTCTGATATTTCTTCAAATATGTAGTTTTTCTTATTTTTTAACAACTCGTCTATAATATTCTCATTTAACAATGATTTTGATGCATTTATAAATCTAAGACCATATTCTTGGTTAAATGCGTCTTCACCACCTATATCTTTTATAGCCTCTTCTTTCCAAGTAGTCACTTCAGCTAAAGATCTTATAGAAACCTCAAATCCTCTATTATCTTCAATTGATAAAGATTTAACTTCTTCATCTGAGCAATTCTCATTATTGTATACCTGAATTATATCTTTTTGTAAATCTGAGTTCCAACTCATTTCTATTTTTGTTTTATTATTCCATTTTTCTTTGTATAGTTCAAAAACATCTTCTTTTGTAATACCGTGGTCATATAATTTGTGTGTATTTAGTCTTAGATATGTCACAAATCGTCCAGGAACTTGATGCCAATATACTCTCATCGCTTTGTAGTTATTCTTCTGTGGATCCCCCTCTGGTCTTTCTGCATCTGTTAACAACTTATGAAATAAGTTCATACCATTTGGAGTTGAAGTGATAATAATCTTTGAGTTTTGAACAGCAGCGGTTGTTGGAAAAGCGGCCGTATAGTATGGTTCTATAATATTAGATGGTATGTGAGCAAACTCATCTAAGTAAAGCACATCAATAGTAAAACCGATAGCTGGAGTCTTTGTTCTAGCTGATGTTTTAATTCTACATCCATTTTCAAATGTTAATGACTTTTGATTCCAAGTTTTAATACCTGGCTTTAAGAAAAAAGGTAGTAATGAATAGATTGATTTAATTTTATCAACAATCTCTACAGCCGTATCTCCCTTATTTGCAACAATCATTATATTCTTATCGTTATCAAATAGAATTTTATGTAACATGAAAATAGCAGATGAGATTGTTTTACCAACCTGACGAGAAGCCATTAGTATGTTAAATCTACTGTTTACAAAGTTGTCAAGTATTTCTTTTTGATAGTCTCTTAGTAGAATATTACCAATAGAACCATCTTCTCTTTTTACTTTACAGTATTTCTCAACAAAATAGTGTACATCCAATGCACATCTAACATATTCTTGTTGTTCATCTGGTGTCATTTTGAATGTGACACCGGATCTTCTTAATCCTACTTCACTTTTTAGCCAAGGATTTTGATATCGTTTAATAACAATACCATCATTTATTTTATCTGTTGACTCGTCCACTAATTTAGTGGTGAATATCATTTGTTTTTCTTGTTGCTCTTTGGCTGCCATAAGGACAGAGAATATTTTTTTATATATATTGTAAAAAACCACTTCTATGTCTAAATCAGAGCAAGAAAGAAACAGATTAAAAGATGAGTTTGACCAAATTCAATCAGAAAGTGGTGAGTTTGATATATCTAAACACTTAGCAAAGCCAGAAGATTTACCGGATTTAGGTGAAATAGAAATTTATGACTATGATGCCGACTTAACAGTTGCTAGTCAACAGTCTATGAATGTATTGGAATCACTTGTTGATTTATATTTAGGTGACGTTCCTCAGCTTAAAGAACATCCTTATATTAAAAATAAAATGAAAGAAGATGCTGTTGTTTATGCTGAAGGTATATTCTTAACAAAGATGACTAGAAAGAATTTCTTATCTCAATTGAGACAAGTAGACAATGGTGATAACTCTGCTAGAATGCACGAGGTTGTAAATCAAACAATTGGTCAAATTAGAGAAAATGCTAAATTCTTATCTGGTCAAAAAACAGAATTAGAAAAATTCTATAAGACATTAAGAAAAGACTTAGGTTATAATGAGATTGAGAATCAAGAACCTAAACAATCAGAAGAAGATGGTGACGGCCAACCGGACGGAGCAATTATGGACAGTAGATCACTTAATGAGATGATAAAGCAAGCAATGATAAATAAAGATGGTGAAAAGAAAGGTTAGAATCTATTTATAAATCTTTCGTAAGTTTTCATAATTCTATCAATACTGATTTTAACTTCCAAATTTGTAAACATATTTACTTTATTATAAGTAACTCCTTTTATATCTAAAATAATTTCATTTTCTTTTACTAAACTCTCTACACTACTTTTTATATCGGATTCAGTATTGGATAAGATAAATCTAAGAACGTCATTTATTGATTTTGCTAAATTTAAAGTTTTTATCTCATCATCATAGAAATAAATTTTTTCATATTTTGGTATTTCTTCGTTAGTGAATTTAGAACCATCTGTTTTGTATCCTACTAAATGTTGTAGAAGTAGTTTTACTTTTTTATGAGCCGTTTTATCTTCATCTCTGTTGAAAAATGTCTCTGATATAAAGTAATAATTTTTTATTTTAAGTCCAAGTTCTTCTTTTAAATAAGTTTCTAACTTCTCAATCAAAAAATCGTAATTTGATTTGGTATTTTTCGAGCAAATAAAATAAACATCATCATCAGAATTTTTTAACGTTATAAAATGTTCTTTCCATATTTTATAGTCTA